CCTTGATAAGAGAAGGGTCGAGTTCGGTGACGTGGCTCAAGACATGAATAAGTATGCGCCTTTCCTTACACGGGAACAGAGGGAATGGATAGAAGCAGGGCATGAATTACTTGACGACATGGTAAGGCTATATGAGAAGAGCACAGGCAAAGAATTCCCCAAGCTTGAAATGGGACAGGGTATGCGCTACTGGCCCAGGTGGATAGAGACCAAGGGCAAGTATACAGCCGCGCGTGGAAAGGTAGGGGCCAAGGCAGGCATACTCAAAAAGAGATTCTATGATCTGCAGGAAGATGGGGTCAAGGGAGGAGTTAACTATAAGAAAGACCCGTTGGAGCAGGTTGAGTTATACGTACATGCGATACACAAAATGATACGTGACGAGGTATTTGTAAGTAGGATAACCAAGAGGGTTAAAGGTGAGGCAGGGCCGTTGGGTCCTTCAGGTATAGACCGCCGTCTGGCACGCAGGCCTGGCCCGGGAGACTGGGATGTCATTAGAAAGAGGAAGCTGGCTGAGCAAGGGGAAGTGATGCCGGATGACTACTTCCAACTGAGGAATCCTGCCATATTCAGGAAGGAAGACTGGAAAGAGTTGCAGGCATTCCTCCCCAAGTTACAGAGGGCAGACCTAACTAATTTTGAGAAATTAAATAAGTACGCCGGAAGTGTATCTTCTTTATTGAGGACGTTACAGGCTGGCGCATTTGATCTTGGACAGTTCACTATACAGGGCTCGATATTGTTCTTCAGGTCCCCTATAAGGTGGTCCAAGGCTGTCCACGGGGCATTCAGGGCAATGATTGACCCTGACTTCTACATGCACTGGAGACAGTATAGCCCTGAATCACAGCTTGCATCTAAGTATGGTATAGACCTGGGTCTAACCTCCGAATTCTTTGAATCCGGTCTTTTACAGAGCAGGGTAGGCGCACCTATAAGGCCTTTCCAGAGGTCATTTGAAACCTTTATAGGAATGGGCAGGGCGTATATGTTTGACGGATTTGCCCAGACTGCGTCAAGGAAGGCTTCAGGGAATGCGTTGGAAGAGGAATTAATGAGGCTTGCGCGTTACACTGACACGATGCTGGGCGTTACCAGTTCAAGGGCGTTAGGTGTATCAGCCACGCAGAGATCGATTGAGAACGCATGGGTGTTCTTCTCTCCGAGGTATACACGTTCCCTGTTTGGTGTATTCTCAAATACTCTTGCCGGTGGTAGGGTTGGTGTAGAAGCGAGAAGGGCATTGGGACAGACCCTGATAGGCGGGGCATTAACATACTGGGGCATAGGTAAGGCCATGGGTAAGAGTGATGAGGAATTATTACGGGGGCTCAATCCCTTAAATGGTAAGAGATTCCTTTCTTACGAGATTGGCGGAAGATGGTATGGAATAGGCGGTGGACTGAGATCCATGATGACACTCATGGCTGCACCGCTCGATACTGATAACTGGAAGAACACTGTTACAGGTAAATTTATCTATGACTGGTTAAGGATGAGGCAGCCCCCCGTGGCGTCCTCCCTTATGGACTATCTGGGAGGGGACACCCCTATGGGCGTTCCCATGTCCTCATTCTTTGGAGAAGAATGGAAAGGAATGAAGCCTAACAAAGAGCTTTTAGATTATGCTCAATCTAAAGTACTGCCGTTCCCCATACAGGCAGCCTATGAGATGTGGGGGGAAGAGGTCCCGATACTCAGTAAGGAAATGGCTACCGCTGTAGGCACGGAATTCTTAGGGGGAAGAACCTCTGGAGAAACCTTCACTGACGCCGCTAATGACGAGGCAAGGGCATTGGGATGGCCTGAATACAGGAACGCAGAACCATGGCAAAAGGCGCACCTGGAACAGCTTGAACGTACCAAGGCAGCCAAGGAAAAGCGTGAAAGGTACGGACTGGGCGGGACTATTGATGACATAGAATCTAGGTTTGAAGCAGAACTACAACAAATTGAGGCAGACCTTAGTCTAGGCAATAGAGTGTCAGAGAAGGCTGCGGTAAATAAATATTACGAAGAGATAGGTGAGATGAGCAAGCAAAAGATGGGAGCCCGTATGCATGAGCACGGGCCGGGCATGGGGTATAGAGAGGGTGATACTCCAGGGGAAAAGGCCCTCAATGAATTCTTCAATATAGGACGCAACGAAGGCGAGGGTAAAGACTACTACGACCCAGACTATCAGACCGAACAGCAGAATGCATTTATGAAGCAGTTACGCATGAGTGACCTGGAGGCATACGAGTACGTATTGAGAAATACAAACATAGATTACTTGGGTAATCTTCTGGGAAGTAAGTCCAAGTTGCGGAGGGCAGTAGAGTACCATTCCAGCACCGGGACGCTGGCAAGAGCCAAGGCTTCACGTAACGCAAGAAACAAGTGGAAAGCTGAAAACCGTTAATTTATGATTGTACACACTTTATCAATTATGTATACTGAAGAACATTGGAGGTGAGCTATGGTTACTGAACGGGCCGATATTCCCGTATCTGAGAACAGTCCTGTAGAGGAGAGTCCAGATACCGGTGTAGTGGACACGGCTCCCGCGGCAGACACTGTTGAGTCGCAGGAACAACCTGTTACGCAGGAATCCCCTACACCTGAGCAGCCGCAGGCGCAAGAGCAGCCTGAACAGGTGGATCAGCAGTCATTGGAGCAACAGGTCAGGGCGCAACAAGAACAGTTGCAGTATTACAGTCAGCTGGAACAGAGGGCTCAGCTTCAACAGCAGACTACCCAGTATCAGCAGGACCTGGAGCGACAGGGTTATCTACCGGAACAGGCAGCACAAGCGGCAAATGAGTTTGCCCAACAAACACAGTCCAAACAACAGGCTGACCAGCAGAGGCAATATGCAGAAGGACAGCGTAACGCTTCCGTCCACTTTGCAAAGAAGTATAAACTCGGGCTGGACGACCTGGAGATACTGGGCAGATATGGCACCCCTCAGGAGATGGAAGCAGAGGCAAAGCGGTTATCTGAGACAAGGTCTATGGCGGCTGAACTTGCTGAACTAAAACAGAAGCAGGTTCCTGCACAGTCATTCGATGATAACCAGCCAACACCTTCAGCTTCTGGTTCTGAGAACGACCTGTTGGACAAGTACATTTCTGGTGATACTTCACCTGACGTGGTGGCGGCTGCAAAGCGATTAATGGGAATATAAAATCTAACAGGAGGATTTCTAATGGCACAGACAGCAACAACGGGCAATCTTGAAAATGCCCAACGGATAATCATAGCTTCGGCTAGGTATACAGAGGAGCATAATGCACCTGCATTGGCTCTTATCGAACAATTTAAACTCCCCAAGGGATCAAAACAGGTAACGGTTCCCAAGGTAGGAACGATGAGTATGTCTGACCTGGTCGATGGACAGGACATAATCGATGAAGAAGAGATCGGTATGACTACGGTTGACCTTACCGCAAGTGAGGTTGGAGCCAAGGTTATTCTTACCGATAAACTGGTCAGGCAATCTGCCCCTAACGTGTTTACCATGATAGGCAGACAGCTGGGCGATGGAATGGCAAGGAAGAAAGACACGGACGTTATTGCTCTTTATACAAACCTCAACGGCGGGACTGAATATGGGTCTGATGGTCATAACATGAATGCGGCAAGTGTTCATGCTGTTATATCTAAGGCTAAAGCTAATAAGTTTGGCTCCCAGATGTATATTGTCCATCATCCAAATGCAGTTGCTGTTCTCTCTAAAGAGGCAGCGACCGTTGCAAGTACGGTAGGCGGTGAACTCACCAGTGGATGGAGCGTAGACTTACTAAAGAATTTCTATAGTGGACTGCGACCTATTAACGGCGTTCCTATATTTGAAGATGGGAATATTGAGAAAGAAACCGGTCAGGACTCAGGCATCGGTGTTATAGCTGACAAAGGCGCAATGGCTGCCCTTACCAGTGTAGATACCAAGACTGAGCGTCAGAGGGATGCTTCTCTCAGGGCTACTGAAGTAGTGATGACAGCTGACTACGGTGTGTTTGAACTAGACGACTCCCGAGGCGCAGGACTTCAGTTCGAGATTGGCGATCTTTCAACTGGCTCATAGACATTGATCGAAGGGGATAATTCATGGTAGGGATAACCGAGCGTAATAAAATGAAGAATGAGTTAGCCGGTATCGGCTACTCCCTGAAGTACATAGATGAGTGGCAACCTAAGACAACTTTATATCGTCATAAGACCATGTATTTTGATAATGGGAACATTTCCCATGAAGTCGGAAGCGAGATAAAGAATATCCCAGGCAACCCTGACTACGTGCTGAGGAAGTCTAAGATCGGTTTATTCCCTTGGCCTCCCAGTGATACGTGTGAGTGTGAATGGTGTCAGGAAAAGGCAGCCCCCAAGGTTGCCGAGGTGACATCATCTAAATATAGATGTGATAGCGGAGATTGTGACTATATTGCTACAAGTGAAAGTCACTCGGGTAAGTTGTCCAGTCTCCGTATGCACAAACGGCGAAAACATAAATAGTCATTTGCCACGGCTGTAACGATAGGCCGAGGTCGTGGCAGGTGCAATATATATCGGCCTATCGCAGGGCTTGACCCTGTAATAAGTAACCTTTAAGGAGGTTTGTTATGTCGTTTCCACAAACAATAATGGGTAAATACGGATGGGAGAAAGTAACCACTTCTGCCCAGAAACACAAACTAGGTACTCGGATGCAGATTTTTGATAGAGAATTTGTGTATTGCGAAGCAGGTGAAGATATAACTGCAGGTAAATTAGTAATGGGTATTGATGGAACTGCTGCCCATCAGGTTGACCTAGCAGTAACTGCCGCCTCTGCTGGAGCTACTACTGTAACTCTTTCGGGGTCTTTAACTATTGCAAAGGATCTATACAAAGATGGATGGCTTATCTTCAACGATGTTGAAGAAGAAGGTCATATGTACAGAGTCAAAGGTAATACTGTGGTATCAAGTGCAACAGGGTGTGTAATAACACTTGACGAAGAAGACGGGCTTGCAACTGCGATAACAACTTCACAGCAAGTTGGGCTATACGAAAATCCATACACGGAAGTAGAGGCACATGATGCTAATGACGTAGACCATGCTCCTCTAGG